TCGCGGCGTTCGGTGCGGGTCGTCATCGCGCCACCGTCCGTGCGTGCCGCCCGCGTGCGCGTCGGCGTTCCGGCTTCTTCGCCTTGTTCGCGAGCCAGCCGTCGATTTCTTCCGGGTTACCGCGAATGTCCTTGCGGTCCCCCAGGCGCGCGACGGGCAAGCCCTGCTCGCGCACGAGCCGCAACACCTTGTCGGTGTTCGGAGTCCCGTCGGCCTTTCGAAAGACCTTCAGATAGCGCGCGATTCCCTCTAGGTCGAGGGAGTACCGGCTCGTGGCTTCTTGTGTGTTTGTTTGCATATATATGTTCAGCTATGTCGCCATTCCTTTCGTAAGTAGTCTATCCTAATCGTAAGGCATAGCAAGCACTTTTTCTGCCATTCTTATTATTATTGTGGATAACCATACAAATGGTTACCGCCATTGACGTTAGTGAAATAAGCAGGTAGGATTTGCCGCGAAGGAAGGACCCGCCACCGTGCCAAAAGCGACTGCTGTTGCAGACAGCTTTGCAATTCGCGTTATAGCCCTCTTGAAAAAGCAGGGCAATCGGCGCTCATGGTTTCATGCGCGCCTGGAAGCGGCTGACGTGAGAATTAGCAAACCGACCGTCTACGAACTTTTAGACGTGGAACGGCCCGGCTGGCCCGTGAAGCGCGGCGGGAATTTCTTTCTGAAAGTAGCGGACATTCTGAAATGCGAGCTGGACGATCTCGCGCCCCATGAAGTACTGCGCGACTTGTTCCCGAGGCCCTAGAGCGTGGGGCGAACATCAAGGCCGTTGCGGCCATCCTGGGCCACGAGGACATAGGGCAGACCGCGATCTATGCCCACGCGACCGAAGAGAGCGTCTGGCGGGCCGTCACGGTGCTGGACGAGAAAACTGGCACCGGAACTGGCACGGAGAATCCGCCCTAGTTGTAAGATGGCGCGCCCGAGAGGACTTGAACCCCTAACCTTGTGGTCCGTAGCCACACCCGGCCGTCGTGCGTGCTCACGTTGAAACGCAAGAAGTTAGCACCGGGACGCCGATTGCCGTGATTCACTTAGTTGGACTGTGATGTATAATAGAGCGAATAAATGTACCTGATTTGAAATAGAAGTGGCACCGAAACTGGCGCAGGTATAGACTGTCACCAACAAAGGAGAGTGCCCCCATGAAAACCATGTTACTGATCCTGCTTCTAATCCCCGCGCTCGCGAGCGCGCAGTATCCGCTGACCATCATCAAATCCGAAACGTGGACCGCCTACTGCGAAGGCACAACCGAGAAGGTGAAAGTCTCTTTCGTCCTTGGCCTAGGCAGTGACCCGATCTTCTACGAATACTGGCAAGGCGAGTGGAGCCCGCGGACACCTGAGTGCACGACCATCCAGGGATGTGCCGGCCCCGACAACCCGGGCGGAACCGTGACGCCGCTTGGAAGCGGTCTCTACGAATTTAGATGGGATTACCCGCGCGAGTGCTTTGGTTCGGAGATCAAGCGAGAGGGACACCTTTGGTGGCAAGAGTTGGTCGACGGAAACCCGGAGCACCGTTACGTTGCCCTTTACTGCGCCGACGGCCCGAAGCCGATCCTCGACACCGCGACGTGCGAGGCCGTTCTGGTTTCGGAATCGTGGGCCACGTATTGCAACGAAACCAACCACGAATTTGTGCGCGGTGTGCTGGTCTATCACCTGCCGCCCGGCTTGGTGGTCGAACAGAGTAGCGCTCGAGCGTCCGCCAGTGCGGTCTATTGCGAGGGGCCAGGGTACGTGAGCAACGCGGTGTCAATCGTGGCGCTTGGCGGCGATGACTACGCCTTCACGTGGCAGGTGCCAAGGAACTACCTAGCTGGACCGACCGTGCTACGCTTTGGGCGCTTGACCCTTCAGTACATCAAGCCGTGGCTTGTCGACTTCTATTGCGACGACGGTGTGCAGCCGATCGTGGACGAGGCAGATTGCGGCGCGCTCCCGGTCGCGACGTCGACCTGGGGCGCGGTGAAGGCGATGTATCGATGAACGACGAAATCAGGGACGCCGTCGAAGCCGATCGTAAGCAATGTTGGGCATGGTTCGAGTGGGCGAAGTCAATTGGAGCTCCACGATACCGAGAACAGCGTCTCGGTTTACGTGGAGCTCCATCGCGGCATCGCGTCCGGGAAGAGTGAAGGCGATGTATCACTTGGCAGCGACGCCCCAGCACCCCTAGTTCGGCCGGAACGCGACGCCGACCGACGTAGTCGCCTCGTCGGTCCCATAATCCAGCAGCCCCTCAAACTTCCCGTGGTGAAATTCACCGAACAGCCCGAACTCGTAGAAATCGTTGAGCGGCAGGTAAAGCATGAGTTTCTGCCACTCGGGCCCGAGCTCGGTCGCGAGTTCGATCATGTCGAGATGGCCGCGCACAATAATGCGACCGCCGAAGTCTCCGACTAGGTTGATGACCTCCTCAATGGTCTCGGTGTTCTCGCCGTAGTCGTACACGTACCAGCCCTTCGCGTAGACGTCGACGTCGAGTCCCGCGACCTGGAAGGCATACGCCACCTCGATACTCCCGGCATTCAAGCTCCGGCTTGCACCGTTGGTGTCGCCATTGGATAGGTGGTCGGGGACTCCAATCTTGATCCACTGCAACGCGCCCGACGTTTCCGGGACGATGCGTACGTAGGGCATCCAGTTGTAACTGGGGTCCTGCAAGGGCTGCGAGTCTTCCCCGAGGTAGGCTTTCGTGGTCCAGCGAAACGCCGTCTCCGGCGTGAACTGGTAGCCCCACCTCGAGAACGGCTTGGTGAGCGCCACTCCGATCGGCACGTGGATTTTCGCCCGCGGGCCCATTGCGGAATCCGGCCCCGCGTCGGTGAAGACGCCGTACACCGGACCCGTCCAGAATGGTTTGAGCGGTGGCGACTCCTTTTCCTCCGCGGCGCGAACAGGACCGGCCACGCTGCAAAGAAAGCAGGCCACGAGAACGATCCCAGCTACCAGCGCGAAGAGCGCCTTGTTGGCGCGCCCGCGCATTACTGGCCACTCCCCGGTTTCGGCAGCTTAAAACGGATGCCGAGAATGCCGAGCCCGTTGCCGATCAACGCCAGCGCGACGTTCCATTCGATCGCGGTCGCCGGATCGCCATCGAAAGCGGCATCGCCGATCCGGATGAGACCGTTGGCGATCAGGATGAGACCGCCCCAGATTGCCTTTGATTTGAGCCACATGATTGTCCTCCTTGCGGCTCACGCCGCTGTTGCCCCTGTTCCAAAGGGTTGCCCGCGACTCCCGCGCGAGCGTCGGGATTCCTAGCCCAATCCGAACCGCTGGTAGTTCGCGATGTACTCCTCCGGCGTTCCGGCGCCCAGTGGCGTGTTGTAGTGCCGCTTCCAGTACGCGGCCAATGCCACGACGTCACCCTCCGGCAGTGCCAGCGGGATCGCGCGGTAGCGAAGCCGCGCCATGATGATCGCGAGCCTCAAGTCCCATTCCATTTCGTCGGCCTGGCGGTGAATCAGTTCAGGATATTTCGCGTCGTACTTCTCGCGTAACCACTCGAACGTCGCTGGCTCCATCTGAAAAGCGCCGACCGCGGGGCCATGAACCTGCTGGAGGTATCGACCGAAAGCGCTCTCTTGCGCTGCAGTCCCTAGAAGCAAATTCACCGCGACCGGCGTAGCCATCGCTGGATCGAACGCCGTAAGCGTGCGCTTGATGAGACCGCGGAATTGCGTGACGTCGTAGCTCATCGTATCACCCGGATTTCCCGCAGCACCTTGTCAACGCCTTCGATCTGTGCCGCGCGAATGCACAGCACCCAAATAGCAGGAGCCGACGCGGCCGGCGCGTTGAACCGAGCCGCCTCTTGAATCAACCGCTGTATGCCCCACTTGATCTGTATCATCTGCCACAACGCGCTGTCGTCGTCCGGGCACCGCGGGTCCGACGCCAGTGCTCGGAAGTAGTCAAGCAGTTCCGGGTCGGGCACGTAGCCTGCGGCCTCGATCATCTCGCCAAGACGCGCGAGATTGATGTAGTAGTCGCTTCCGTGTCGAATCAGCCCACCCTCGGCGCCCGCGGCCTTGCTGGTCTCGAGAAACGCGTCCCAAAGCGTGTCGACCTTCAGCGTGTACTTTCCGTGCATAGACGAAATATGAAACAGCTTTACGACCGCGCCCGAACCAACGGCCAGGCCGACAACCGATATGATCGTGTTTGAATCCAATTCAATAATCATCCCTATTCGGGTGCCCTTGCCAGTCACCCAACCCTTGCCGGGGGAAAGGGTGATTTGTCGGGACCTACTACGCGTTCGGGTCGGTCGGTATTTTCTTTCCGCCGCCACCAGGCTGATCTTGTGGCGTTCCCATTAGCTGTGATGTTGTGAACTCGATTAGGCCACCAGAGTTTGCCACCGCTGTCACGGTGCCGCCTTGATTGAGCGTTATCAGGTACAACGAGCCGGAAACAAATTCGCGCTTGATCGTGTAGTTGGCGTTCGGCACAAGGTCCATGATCACGTGCCGGTCGGCGGGGTATCCGTGTTCAGTGACGTATTGCAATGTGGGCCCCGTCGACAGGTCTTGCATCGCCGAGAACATGATGTGCCACCAGGCGCCCGCTATCTTGAGCGTGCAACCCTCAAGGCTCGTTTGGTTCTCGAATACGTTTGCCCCGACGATTGCGGTCAAGGCCGTGCTGTCCCCAACATGCAAAAGCGTTAGGAGCTTGCTCACCTGCCGGTCCGGGTTGCCGTGGTAGGTTCTCGGAACGTCAACGGTTTCACGGTACGCATGCAGCGACGACGCCGCCTCGGGTGCAATTTCGTCCGGCGTGAATGTGCTAGGAGGAGACAAAGTTATTGATCCTGGGAGTAAGAACTGGCGAAACATCCGATTGTTGTAGTTCGTTACGCGACGGACCCCGGTGCCAAGGTCCAGCGGCTCCACTTTCGGATAGTGGAAGTGAGCGAGGTCCTTGCCTGGCTGGACCGGGTCGGCCCATTGCAAAACCTGCCGCACCTTATCGAACAGGATCACGATGTCGAGCTGTCGCAAGTGGATCTCCGAGCGCGTGCAGACGTCGCAAATCGAGTCCTGGTCCCACCAGCAATTGACCGATCCCTGGTTCTCGATTGGGCGGTAAGCGTTATTCGCTTCCATACGCACGTAGCTAAACCGCGAGTTGCCCCAGTGTCGTTGTACGGACGCGACACTGGGTGGCCCCTGATCTCCGAAGCGTTGCTGGTAACCCATCGACGGGACGGGCTTTCCTGTTCCGAATCCTCTCGTGTAAGGTCTCGCACCAGCGCCGATCGTGTGACAGTTGTGCCGGAATGATTCCCAGTATTTCCCGCCGCCGCCGTGCTTCATGTCACACAACAACCATCCGTCGACGGCCAGAGGGCCGCCGTGACCAGAGCGCCAAATTTGCACGTCCGTTTGGTCGTGGTCGGCGTGGTCCTGTGTGATCCAGAAGCAGCTCGCCCCTACGGCAACATCGTTCGCACCAAAGTCCTTGCGCGAGATATATTGCCCAGATCCTTCGGCATACCAGAACTTCGGAATTATGGGCTTGTAGTCAAGCCCGGGGACCGTGAAGTTCCCCCAGAAGAAGTCGTGGCCATAGTTCCAAGATGCTTTGGGCTCGTAGCGCGTGTTGGAGTATCCGCTGTTCAGCCAGTACTGACCGTACTGCAAAACAGGGTTGGTCGGGTCGTTGACGCGCAGCTCATCGACCGCTTGGAGCACAGAGATTCGCATAGAGCCCATATGTCCTTGTGCGCCCAGCTCCCCGCGCTCGAATGTCTGATTGCCGGGAAGTGCTGAATAGATGCAATACATGATACGATCAGCCCACCACGTCTTACCCGCAGCGTAGTCTGTACCGCCCGCGTCTTTTACGGCACGGAACATGTCGAAGTAGTGGCGGTAGGGGCCTGGGCCATAGCTCACGCCTTCATGCCACGCACCACCCGCGAAGTGTTCGTCTAGCACCGGAATCACGCGGTCGGTCATCCACTGATCGATGAATGAACCCAGGTCTTGCGTCCACTGTCCATTTAGGTCTTTGAGGCGCCACGTGTGCCGGGCGGTGGGATCGCCATACGGGTAGTTGACCGTCGCAGGGATCGCGCCGTACATCGCAAGCCAAGCGAACACAACGCCCTTAAACATCGCGGGGAAATAGTTGTTCTCCGGGTTGTCGTTCGCCCATGGCTCGTTGGGGTACACGTTGTGCACCCACGGATCGCTTGAGTTGTAGACCAGGAGAATCAAGAGGATCATATAGTCCTCCATCTTCGCCTGGCGTGTAGCGCCTAAATCGGCTTTGGCCCAGTCGTAGGCAAAGGCCATATCCTCGATCCAATCGCCAATCACGAGCCCACGGTTTTCCATGTTGTCGCTTACGGGTTTCGCGAGCTTTGCGTCGATCGCGGCGAGCAACGCGGCGAGCTTTGGCGCGGTCGGGTCTGATGCCCAGTCCCACACGTATTGACGTATCCGCTTCGTGTCGGTACCAGTCCAAATCGGCTTGTCCGCCTGGAAGTCCTGCCACGCCTGGCTATTCGCGATGCGCTGTGCGGTCATGTACGCAACGCGCCCATTCTGGTAGATCCTCGGATTCGTGGGCGAAATAGGCATACTTCATCGTTCCTTTCGGCGCGCACTACAACAAGACGGTCTCGGACCAGTTCCATGTATTCGGCGCCCAGTTCCGTAACACGTCGTATCCAAAATTGAAGTCCGCGACGTCGTAGCGATCGCGGAAGAATCGTATGACCAGAATCCCCTCGGGGTAGGTCGTCGCGTAGGGCGGTGTCCCGCCGATGGGTGATTGCGTTATGCTGCCTGGCGAGAACATTCGTATTGATGAGGCCCCGCCGCCCGTCCACGTGATGTGTTGCGTGTAGTGATTGTGCCCGTGTAGGTGGAACAGCGTATTTTTGCTGTTGCTCAAGGTCTCCAGCGCGGTCTTCGCACCCGCATCCCATTCGGCGGAGTACCCGGGATCAAGGGAGCGGTGGTGCATGATCACGGTCGTTTCTCCGGCGGGCCGTGCCGAGAGGGCCGCCGCAACTTCGGTTTCGATCTGTGCCTGTGTGGGCGCGTTTGTGATGTTGTCCCGCATCGCCTGAAACCACACGTGCCCGACCTTAACACCCCAAAACAGGCTTCCCTGTGTGGCGATGATGTGGTCGCGAAAGAACTGGTCGTCATGGTTTCCGTCCATCACGTAACACGGAAACTGAATGTCGCCGGTCCCGTTGCGCTTAAAGTCCTGGGCAAAACGCGTAATCGTGTCGGTGTCGTGGTGCACGCAGTCGCCCAGGTTAAACACCATTCGCGGGCGTTCAATGATCCCGCCGAGGACGTGCGGCTTGCCGGGCAGTGTGTTGAGCGCGACGACGAGGCGCTCGATAGCATCCGCTGGCGTTCCCGGCGGCGCGTCGTCTTGGTTCTGAAGATTTCCATAGTGCGTGTCGCTCACCACAAATACCGTGAACTCGAACGGCAAGCCACGCCCCCCACCCAGCAGGCGAATGTCGGGCGTTTCGACTGCTTGCCGGCGCTCGACCATCCTATGGACTTCGTTCACCAGCTCACCCCCCAGCCATAGACGCGGCACGGATGCACTAAGTTAATCTTGACCCAAATGTTTTCCCCGTTGTCGAGGGCGGTGATGTTCACGTTCGTGTGGCTAATTCCCTGTGCGGTGATGGTGTTCCCCACATTGCCGGATGGCGGGAATGTCGTCCCGCGGTATAGCGTGAAATCAACCCCCTGGCCAGGGAGCACCAGGTCGAACCAGCGGACGCGGAAGGTGGACCCATCTACCGCGTTAAAGAATTGTGCGAGACCCGTTTTTCGTGTCGACGCCGCAACCGAGAATGTGTAGGTAGCACTCGTACCGAGCGCGGTATCGTCCGCTTCGTTTCGGATAATCATCTGTATGGTCGTTGCGCTGCTGTTATAAATGCACTCCAAGACGTAGTTGGTATCCTTCGTGAGGTTGATGGTTTCGCGAAGTGTTGAGACACCAGCCACAACCGTAAAGAGGCGAAAACGCATGTTGGCGGCGTTGTTCTGAAAATCTACAATGCACCGGTTGCTAGCGTCGACAAATGCAAATACGACAGCGGACGCCCCAGACATACTTGTCGCCACCCAATCGAGGGCTACGCGGGTCGTATAGCTGCCGGGGAGCCCGAAGCCAACCTGGCCGGTCGGCACGTCGGCGCTCTGGTCCTTGTAGAACATGATTCCGCCCGCGATCGCGTATTGTTCAACGCCGTGACCGTCTGGGCTCGTGCGGAACGACTCCGACGGGCCGCCCTCAAAAAACGTCGATATGTCGTCGTCGCGCTCGAATGACACGCGCCCGCGCAGATCCAAGTCCGTGTGCAGCCGCACCAGGTCGGCCTCATCTCCCGTCGGAATGGTGTTCGACAGTGCGACCAGATACGAATAGTCGTGATTGGCCCAGAGCGCTCGGTCCCGCAACTCAACGTGCTCGCTACGTGTTTTGTCAAACGCATTGGTGTCGTTCAATGGATCGAAGAATGTGTTTAGGTAGCCGTTTTTGCGAGCGTCAACCTGGGCCGCCTGCGCGAACTCTTCCCCTCGTGTGTGCTCAATCTTTGAGAGAGATATGCTATTGCTATTCGCGCGCTCAATCCTGTTCACAACTTCGCGGTATTGTTCCTCCAATGTCCCGAGCAACTTGTCACCGATCTCCATCCTTCCGACAAGGCCCGCTATGGGATCGAGCGTGTAGACTACGCGTCGAATCGGGAACGAGTAGACAGCCGCATCGGTATCGGTGATGCGAGCGTTCCCGCGCGGGAATAGAAAATCGGAGAATGTAGGAAGTTCCGCCTCGACAATCTTTTTCGGGTCTTTCTGTCGCGATATGATCGAGTCTCCATAGCGCCCGATGTCCGCTGCGGCCTTGCTGTTCCGCATCTGGACGACGCGGGTCTTGGTCCCGTAAGCGGTCTTTGACGTCGCGTCCTCGCGGTGGAGGGTCAATTGCCCGCCGCCCACCACCTGCTTCGATTGCATGTATACGTCGTTAACAAGATCGTCCACGTCTTCCTCGACGGAGAGTGAAGCGACGTGCGTACCGACCCAGTATTGTGCGACGTTCGAAGACGAAACGTCCTTGAAGTAGAGTTTTTTGTTCTGGTCGACGCCGTACTGGACGTCATCTTGCAGAATAGCAAGCTGTGCCACGATTTCGGCCGCACTCTCGAACTCGACCTCGTAGTCCGCGACCGTGTAGGGCGAGCCGACGCTGATCTCGCTGGTCGAAGCTGAGATGGCCGTAATCGGCGTATCCACGTCCGCGAGAATGTCGATCACAAGGTCGTCGATGTCCTGCCCCTCGTAGTATTTGACGATCCGCTGTTTCGATAGCTCCTCATGGAAGAGCCCACGCGCTCGGTACTGCCATTCCCGGTTGGTATTCCCCGCCAGCGGAACGGAGGTAATGACACCGGACCAGTACGTCGTGAGTGCCGCCACCATAGTCTTCGCCTTGACGGTCACGAGGTATCCGACCTGGATCGTCCCCTGGAGCTTCTCGCGGGCAATCGTAAACGCAAGTTCGTTGCATCCCCCGTTGTCGAGTAAGTCAAACTCGCCGCTCAATACCGCGGGCTCACCCGCACTCGAAGACAGAATCGACTTCTGAACGAGCGAGCGGTCCGTGACGATGATCTCGTAATAGTCTAGGTTCATACTTCAGTAAACTCGTCGTCTGCTATCTTTGCCCGTGTCGTCACCTCTCGAAACGACCCGTCCTCGTTCTTGACGACGACGTTCGTCACGACGACCGTGGCCCCATGGATCGCGAGGACACCGTTCACGTATGAAAGATTGGCCGATCCAGCGAACGTCACTATCTCGTTCAGGTTGGAGCCCGTCCACTCGACAAGCGATATTGTCTCGGTGCGTGTAAAGTTTTCGGTCGCCATCTTTCGATCCCCTCTTACGTCAGTTTTTCGAGCCACAGAAGCGAGACGGTGAAGTTGGCACTCGCACCGGATGTGACCGAGATCGTGTCAGTGCCCTGCTTAAAGGTGAAGAACCGCCCGGAGAAGTTCGCAATGTCGTTCGACGTGACGCCCGAGACGATCTTCTTGACGGTCCCGTGGTACATATCAATAACCCACTGGTCGTTGATAGCCGCAAGGGTGCCGGTGATCGCGAACGACTGGCCGTCAATGTTCGACACCGTGGGGTTGGTTGGAACCGTGCCGCCTGTTCGCGTGATATAGAGCGTTGCGCGCTTTGAACGGTAGCGGCCTGCGTCGGTGATTACCTTGCTCCCCGCGCCGCTCGTCACCGTCACAATGTCGGCTTTGATTCCATCCCCGTACCATGCGGGATCGGTTGCACGAAACGAGACGTCAATTCCGCTCACCGCTTCGTACATTGTTTTGCGCACGTAGTGTCCGCCGCCGCCAGACGGTTCCCCATAGCGACGGTAGCGCTGCTTTGTCGAGCCGTCGTAGAACCCGGCCCGAATGTAGGTGTACTTCGTGGCCTGCGCGATGTTCGCCATGCGTTCCGTGAGATCATAAAAAGTATCGTTTGGATTGTTGCCGGCGACTTCTCCAAAAAAAGCCATAGTTACGGAGGCTTGTTGCCCGTCGGATAAAATAAACGAGCCCGGCGCCTCCGGGATTTCGCGTTCGTCTTGCTTCCTAGCCCATCCGAATAGGTCGTCCGGGTTGATGTTGCGGCTTGTTAAATTGAGCGACGTGCCGCCCGCTTGCACGCTGTCGGCCGCGTTCCAGTACAGCTCAAACTCATACTGTGTCGGAATCGGGTAGGCGATTGGCACGTCGTCACCCCGTGTCCGCGCCCAGTGCTCGACCCAAGCGTCGCGCCATCACGTCGAATGCGCGCTCCAAGTCGAGCTGCATATTTAGCGGGCCGTTGAAATTTAAGTTCGCTTCCAGCGTGCTGCCATTACCGCCACGAAGCATCGCGGCTTCGCGTGGCGCACCCGCGCGCTCGAGGCTCGCCGCCAACTCCCGCGTCGTATTCTTCTTGGGGTTGAAAACCACTTCGCCCTCGTGCATGAGAAAGTGCGAGGTGCGCGGGATTACGCCGCCTTGCTCGAAGCCACCGAGGGACTTCGCGAATTTGCTTTCGACGGACGATATGGCGCCCATGGCAAGCGCGGCCGCGGCGATGATCGGACCCACCGCGGCGAGCGTTGCGCCGAATGAAAGCGGGGCGCCAATGGCGGCCTTTCCTAGCTCCTTCGCTTTCTCGATTAGTATTTTTGCGATGGCCGCGCGCGCTTCCGCGCCCAGTACCTTAACAAGTGCGAGGACCGTTGCCTTGCCGAACGCAACGGCAAAATTCTTCTCGCTCTCTAGCACCTGGGCGAACATGTCACCCCAGGCGAAGGCGAAATCCGCCGTCTTTTGGGCGTTGTGATCGATCAGCTCGTCGAGTTCCCTCTGTTGTTGTTTCGAGAACTCGGAACGCGAGCCGGTAATGGCGGCCCAGGTTTCCTGATCCTTGTCGCGCATTTCCTGGAAACGTTCGTCAATCATGTCAAGCTGATCCTGCGGAATCACAGCATCCGCAAGCTCCGACTGGCCGAGCTCAATGTTAGCCGTCATCTGCTCGAAGGTACGTTGCGTGTCCATCTTGATTTGCTGGGCACGCTGGGCCACGCGGGCCTGGAAACCTTCTATGAACTTGTCGAGCTTTTTGGCAGCGTCGCCGTCGCCACTACCGCCACTACTCCCGCCGCCTGTTGGCGCTTGTTGTCCAGCCGTTAGTTTGTCGCGTGCTTCCTTTAGTTTCGTGATCTGAATCGTTATTTCGGCGATCTCTTTTCTAAGGTCGTCTTTCTTAGAACCGAGCGAGAAGATGCTAAACGGCTCGGGCATCTTCTTTACTTGGTCCATTAGATTCTGGAGCTTCGCCTGTTGCTCCTCGATTGCTGCGTTTACGGCCTCGATGTTCTTTGGGAGTTGCTTCTGTGCAAGACCCAATGCTACCAAGCCACCGACAAGCGTTCCGATTCCTAGAATGGCGAGTGTGATTGGACCGCCGAGTGCGCCGATCGCAAGCCCCAGTGTCGCGAGTGCCGCAATCAAGCCGGTCCCGCCAATTCCGCCGCCCACGATCAACAACACAATATCCTTATGCGCCGCCGCCCATTCGGCGAAGCGTTTAACGATCGGCACCACGGCACGCGTGAGTTGCAGAATGGTCGGGAGGAGTGCGAATCCGATTGCTTCCTTGGCTTCGGAGATCTGATGCGTGGCAATCTTCATCTGGCCCGAGAAGGTTTTCCCGGCCGCTTCGGCGGCACCCTGGAAACGCTGGTCAATCGAGGCGATCGCCTTGTCGAGGGTCAGCGTTTCGCCCTTAGCCAAATTCAGGTCGATGCCGAGTTTTTGCAAGGCCCCCGAATTTCCATTGAGCGCTTTCCCCAGCGCCTTCGACACCGTGTCTAGGTCGAGCGAGTTTCCTTCGACGTCCTTGAAGCCCGCGGCTAGATCCAATACCCGCGGGACGAGCTGCTCGATGGCCTTGTCGGTTTGACCGAAGGCGGCCAGCGTCGCCTGCGCCGAAATGACTTGCTCGTCTGAAAACTCGGTCACGAGCTGCATGGCATCCGCTTGGCGGGTGAGAATACCGATGGAGTCCGCGCGCGTGCGTTGATCGAGGCGAAGGTTCGACGTGAGCTTGGTGATGGCGTTTTCTTGCGCGGCCGCTTCGTTGGTGACGTCGCGAATGGTCCGTTGCATGCCGGCGAATGAGAGCGCCCCGCCCAGCGAGAGCCCGGCAAGTGCCTTGCTATTCGCCTGCAAATTACTGACAAAGCGGTTGGTCGCGGTCGTAGCGGTGGCGAGCCCCCGCGTCCATCTCGCGGGGTCGATCCCCATTTTTACCAGTACTTCGTCGACGGTCCGGGCCACTTGCTAGAACTCCTTCAGGTCTGCCAATTCATCCGTGGCTGGGGCGCGGGTCACTTGCAACGCCTCGAGTGCCGTCTCGTCTTGGATCATCGGCGCGCGTTCGTTCTCGCTCAAAAGGTCGTCGATCATCTTCTGGAAGGACGGCGTTTCCTTCCCCGAGATCGTGTTAACGATCGCCGCCCCCGTTGCCGCGTGCATGATGACTGCGGTGTGAGCCAAGTTCTCCTGCCTCCTCCTCAACGACATGCGCCAAAGGAGTAGCAGTTGTGACTGCGAGTGCTCGTACCAAAGCGCATGTGGCGTTAGCTGGTACTCCCGGGCGACGTCGGAGATGATCCTTGTAGCCACGATGGCGCCGCGCCGTTCTTCCCCTTCGGCGTCGTCGCGTTCCACGCCTTCGTGGCCATCTGAAAATTTTCTCTGATGAACTCCCAGCCGATCACGTCTAGAAGCGCCTTGGTCACTGCAATCGACTGGCGAAGGCTCATTTTATCCCGCACGTACTCCACGGGTTCGCCGATCACCTTGGCCGTCACGTGCTCGCTAACCGTTGCCAATTCCTCAAGCTGAATGCCAAGCTTCGTTACGTCCTGACCCGCAAGTGCCGCCTGAATGAGCGGGAGGTTTCCTTTGACGAACCGCAACACCGAGGCGTTTAACAGGGCCAGGTACTCGCCAAGCTCATGATTCGACGGCTCCTTGATCTCTACGCGTCGTGGATTGGCCTCGTCCCCAATCACCACCACGATCGGCTCGTTTAGAAGCACTTGGATTTCCGTGCGCGACATAATTAACTCCCTGCGTTGACTTGAACTGCTCCTTGGAAGTCCTTGGTGTACTTTCTCGACGCCTCTTTGGCTTCGAGATAGATTTCCACCAGCTTGTCGGCGGCCATCAGGCGTTCCGCGTTGTTCGGGCGTAGCTGTGTCCTGATGAACGCGCGCACCAACTCCTGCAACTCATTCCCGGGCCGCCCACCGATCGTGTACTTGATGAACACATTCCCCGTTTTTCCGATGAACTTTCCAGCGCACACGAGCCGATTCGCTGGCACCTCGATACCGCCCGTGTAGGTGCCCGCCATCACCGACTGCATGGGGAACCAGACACAGCGCGACATGAGAACCGCCGCGGTCATGATGTCGAACCACCATGAGCCCAACACGATGGCGTTCGGGCATACCTCGAAATACGGATGCAGCCCGGACAGCTCGTTGATGATCACCCGTTCCTCGGCATATGTTTTGCCGAGAATTGTTGCCATCGCTAGGCAGTCGCGTCGGTAAAGATGCCGACCCGATCCGGCGTTTGAGCCGTATCCAGGGCACAGTTCCACGTGGTCTTCATGGATGTTTCGGCGCGCTTGGTAAACGTCGTCGCTCCCGGCGTTTCGAGCAGCGCCTTGTGGAACGTGACGCTCCGCGTGAACAAGGTGCCCCCCACGCCGCCCGGCGTGAATGACGTCGCGATGATAATCCGCGGGGTCGGAACGAAGTCCGTTCCTGCCGATGTGCCGATGTCCAACACGCGCGGGTTGGTCCCAGTGATAACTCCTGAAAGGTCCCACGCGATCTTGATGTTTTCCAACGTGGGCTCGCACAATGTGAACTCGATTGTGAATCGCTTGTCCGTGTACCAGTACCGCGATGGAAACGATTCCTGCTCGATGTCCACGTTGAACACCGTGTACGTCGGCGTGATCATAATGCCGTCTTTTATCGCCCCCAGGTCGACGCCGACAAAGATGGTTGCGTTACCGACAACGAGATTTCCAGATACAACAGTCATTTCTTTTTCCTCCTAGGAATATGTTCCGGTCCTGTAGAAAGCGCGGGTTTGGGCGCGGTAGATTCCGCGCGCGACCTGTAGCCAAATGTCCGTATCGGCTTCGACAACTCCGTATGCGTTACCGGGGAACTCGCAGGTTGGTGGCGCGCCGTGTTCGAGCTGGTTGTTCGCAAGTCCCAGCGTGTTGTTCTCCAAGAACTCGCACAGGTGGGAGACAAAGGTGGTGATGCCAATGCGCGCGCCAGTCCGGCCAATAACGGAATCCTCGTCGCTTGGGTTGGAGATGGACATGCACGCCTCGATCGCGACCTCGTGGATCGCGTGTTTCGTGACTCCCGCGCCGCCGTCCTCGGCCATCACGACCTCTGGCGAGCCCATTGGGCGCAAGTAGACGCTGTAATTGCTCCACGGCCCCAAGTACCACGGGCCGTTGTAAATTCGGCAGTCGTTCAAGTACGGGAGCGCCGTTTGTGCAAGTAGGGCTTGTTTCATCGCTATCAACAGGTCCGAGAACTCTAGGGCGTAACCGCCGCTCATACCTTGATCGCCCTGCGAATGAGTGTTTGCACGTGCTCGCGCACGTAGCGCGTTGCGGTTTCGCGGTCACGCCGCGAGATAAAGACAATCGGGCGCGCGGGAATTTCGGTAAACTTTATGTCCGCTTTCCGGGCGAACACCACCTGCCCGCCGATCACGAAGCGAAGTGCTTTGGCCGTCTTGGGGCGAATTGTGCGCGGGCCAATAAGTGCTCCTTCCTGGTGAATCGCGGCAAGGCGGTTGTTCGAGAACACGCGTTGCTCGGGGACGCCAATACCCATGACGGTTTCGGTCTTGATGGACCGACGCAAGGCCCCGGTTGCATCCAGGGG